AAACAAGGTGAAATGAGACAGAGTGGTAAAAATGAATACATCTTAACAAAAGATGAAGTTGAAAATTATCCTAAGGATGCAATAATGAAATCATTTAATACAAACGACGAAAAACAAGATGAATATAGCTTCTAAAATATAGTTCTTTATGGAACTTCAAAATCAAACAAAATTTAATCATTGGCAAACTAAAAGTTACGCAAGACACAATGCCTTTGATAAACTGTATGAAGGTTTAATTGACTTAACTGACACATTCGCAGAAGCGGCTATGGGTAAATACGGTAGATTCAAATTGGAGGAAGAAGATAAAACCATCAACCTTGTAAATTTAAGTGAATTGGATTTAAAGGAAATGTTAGAAACATCTAAAGATGCTTTAATACAATGGACTGAAGAATTTGACCCTAAAGACACGGATTTATTGAATATTCGTGATGAAATTTTAGGTCTTTTAAATAAAATAACATATCTATTAACATTAGAATAAAAGATTAAAATAAGTAAAATAAAATGATATCAGGATCACTAGCAAAGACAACTTCAGATTCAACCACAGGTTCATTATCATATATTAGTGGATTAGTTTCAGGCGCAACTGCATCTGGATCATATAGTATATACGTTTCTAATCAGTATATGAATGAAAACATGGCCATCGTATTGAGAAATACATATGGTTATAGTGTTTCATTAAGGAATGATAATATGGGTACTAATAATGAGTATCTAATCAAATGGGGAACAATTGACTTACCAACACCAACCCCAACACCTACACCAACCCCAACACCTACAGTAACACCCACATCAACACCTGCACCAACAGCGACACCAACCACAACACCTGCACCCACAGCTACTCCAGCACCGACAGCGACACCTACCCCTACACCTAATCACGTAGCGGGGGTTGACTTTACAATTGAGTGGTGGATTAAGGCAAATACATGGACAACACCAACAGGACACCCAAGACCATATTCATTAGGTTCTTTTCCCGCACCTAACACAGTATCGGTAGAAAATTCAGGTAATCACATTTATTGGTGGACAGGCGGAACACCAAAAATAGATTTCAACGGATTAAATTTACAAAATAATACATGGTATCATATGGCGGTGACTAGAGATAATGGTACATTATCAATTTATGTTGATGGACAAAGAAAGGCGACCGCAACATTTAATGACGCAATTCCTGCTGGCGGAAATGATCTTTGGATTGGTGCAGAACCAGGAGTTGATAGTTATGTAAATGGTAAAATGACAAACTTTAGATGGAATGCGAGTGTTAAATACACAGGTGCATCATTCACAGTTCCAACTTCACCATTAACCGCAGATTCAAACACTAAATTATTGGTGTTAGCAACAGATAGTGGTCATTTAACTACAGATTCTTCAACATTAACGAAAACAATCACAAACCATAGTGCAACTTGGAGTTCTGACTCACCATTTGTAAGTGGTGGTGGTAGTGTCAATTTTGCGGGAAATAGTTATTTCACAGTTCCAGCATCTACAGATTGGGATCTATAATATCTAAAAAATACTTTAAAAATAAACTAACCCAGATTTTACAGTCTGGGTTTTTTTATGTATATTTTATTATAAATGATTATTAAAATTTAAATCAAAATTACATGTCTACATTTGACGCAGTACTTGCACAGTACGAGAAAAACAAAAATGCCACAAGTGGCAACAACAACAAGGTGTCCCAAGAGGACAGAATGAAGAAGTATTTTACAACAGTACTTCCTAAAGGTTCAAAAGGTGAAGAAAGACGTATTCGTATTCTTCCAACAAAAGATGGTTCATCTCCATTTGTAGAGGTGAAATTCCACGAAGTTCAAGTGGATGGTAAATGGGTAAAATTGTACGATCCGGCACAAGAAGGAAAGCGTTCTCCATTAAACGAGGTTTACGAAGGATTGATGATGAGTGGTGTGGATTCTGATAAAGAATTAGCACGTAACTACCGTTCTCGTAAGTTTTACATTGTTAAAGTGATTGATCGTGATCATGAAGCTGATGGAGTTAAATTTTGGAGATTTAAACATAATCACAAAGGTGATGGTGTTATTGATAAAATCTTCCCAATCTTCCGTAACAAAGGTGATGTAACCAACCCTGAAAATGGTCGTGATTTGATTTTATCATTGACATTGACTAAAGCAGGTACAGGTAAAGAATATACTGTAATTAATTCAGTATTAAACGACGACGCAAGTCCATTACATACAGATGCAGATGTTGCAAAAACATGGTTAGATGATGAATTAACTTGGTCTGATGTTTACTCTAGAAAGAGTGAGGATTATTTAGAAATGGTTGCAAGAGGTGAGGTTCCACGTTGGGACACTGCAAGTAGCAAATGGGTTTCTAATTTAACAACAGAAGAAACTATCGGAGCACCGAAGACTTCTACTCCTGTTGTTGATCCACAAGATGATGCTGATGTAGATGGCGACTTGCCATTTTAATTAATAACGGAGGGGTGGAGATAACGTCAGAAACCCCATTTTTAAAACAATATTATGGCAGGTATAAAAAAGACTGATTTTTCAGCAATTAAAAAGAAGTTCTCAAAAGAGGCAGAATATAAACCAGATCGTTTCTTTGATTTGGGTGATGCTTTCTTAGACGCTTGTGGTATTCCAGGTCCTGCAATGGGACACATCAATATGTTATTAGGACATAGTGATACGGGTAAAACTACGGCACTTGTAAAAGCTGCGGTTGATGCACAAAAGAAAGGAGTAGTTCCTGTATTTGTTATCACTGAACAAAAATGGAGTTGGGATCATGCGGAATTAATGGGATTTAATAAAGACGGAGATTACCTTTTCAATAGTGATTTTGAATATATCGAACAAATTACAGAATATATCAACGAACTATTAGATGCACAAGAGAAAGGAGATTTACCTCACGATTTATTAATATTATGGGATTCGGTAGGTTCGGTTCCATGTAAAATGACTTACGATGGTAAAGGTGGTAAACAACATAATGCGTCGGTTTTAGCGGACAAAATTGGTATGGGTATCAATCAACGTATCTCAGGTTCAAGAAGAACAGATAAACCTTATACAAACTCTTTAATAATTGTTAACCAACCTTGGGTAGAATTACCTGATAATCCTTTTGGACAACCAAAGATTAAAGCAAAAGGCGGTGAAGCAATTTGGTTAAACTCAAGTATTGTATTTTTATTTGGTAATCAAAAAGGAGCAGGAACAACAAAAATTTCTATCACTAAAGATAAGAGAAAAGTAAAAATTGCAACAAGAACTAAAATCTCTATTATGAAAAACCATATCAATGGTTTGGGATATGAAGATGGACGTATCTTGGTTACATCACACGGATTTATGCCAGGTAGAGAAGATTCTGAAGAGAAAAAATCTATCGAGGATTATAAAAAAGAAAGTGGTGATTACATCAGTAAGATGTTAGGTGTTAATGTTACAGACATCACAGATGTGGAAGTTGTAACAGAAGAAAGTGATCTTTAAATTTAATGAATGTCGGTTTTACTTGTTGATGGTGATAATCTATTAACTATTGGTTATTACGGAGCGAAAAATGTGTTTTTTAAAGGAAATCACATCGGTGGTATCTACCACTTTCTAAACACCTTAAGAAGATCTTTTGAAGAATACCAATTAGACAAAATTGTTGTTTTTTGGGATGGTCAAGAAGGGTCACAAAGTAGAAGAAAGATTTACGCACATTATAAAGAAAATAGAAGACAGAGAGTTAGAACAGAAGAAGATTTACAATCTTACTTATATCAGAGAGATAGAATTAAACAATATCTTGAAGAACTATATGTAAGACAAGGGGAATTTGAGTATTGTGAGACCGATGACAACATCGCTTACTATACTCAAAACTCACCCGAAGAAAGAAAAATTATTTATTCATCAGACGGGGATTTAATACAACTCGTCTCAGAAAACACACAAGTTTACAATCCTTCACACAGGAAATTATATTCACAGAACGATATAATCATTTACGATCACGAAGAAATCCCAATCGAGAATGTTCGTTTAGTTAAAATGATATGTGGTGACTCTTCAGATAACATAGCGGGAATAAGAGGAATGGGACTTAAAAGATTATTGTCTTTAATCCCTGAACTAAGAAATCAACCAATTACGGTTGAACAGGTTAAAGAAAGATGTAACCTATTATTTGAACAAGACAAACACAATAAGTTAATTACTAATTTATTGACAGGTGTAACAAAACACGGAGTTCTTGGTGAGGAATTCTTCGACGTAAATTATAGGATTGTAAGTTTAGATGTTCCTTTTCTAACAGATGATGCAAAACAAATAATTGATCTTTTAATAAGTGAGTCATTAGATCAAGAAGGTAGATCGTATAAAAACGCAATGAAGATGATGACAGAAGATGGTCTTTTTACTGTCTTACCAAAATCAGAAGATGCATGGATAAACTTTTTAAACCCTTTTCTTAGATTAACAAGAAAAGAAAAAAATATAAACAACAATAAAACAAAAACAATTAAAGTAAGACCCTATGAGTAGAGATTACCAAAACCAAGATAACATAACCAAATTTGAGTTCTTGTTATCATTAGAAGGACATATTGTATGTCAAAGATTTTTTAATGTTAGAGATCATGTAGATCAAGCTAGAAGATCATTAGATCTTCACTATTATGTAAAAAATATTTGTGAAGATTTTATGGAAGATTTAAAAATAAAAAGTTCCAACTATCTATGTGAAAATCAAAACTATATCCTCAATTCAGAGGTTGTGGATGAGATGGCAACTTCAGAAAAAGAACATTTTTTATTGGAAGTTAAGCTAGGTGACGATGTATTTATTCAAAGACAATTCCCCGCATATCTTTACCATCCAAAGGCAAGATACACTGTGGATATTCGTCCAAGATTGAAGAGAATTTTGTCAGATTTAACAGACATTTTGTCTTCAGAAGAATTGGAAACAAGTTATTTAGGATACGAATTATAAGAAAAAACAATATATAATAAACACTATGGAAGAAAGGAATTTTGGGTATTTGGGATTTTCGTTTCAACAATCCCTTATCAAAGCAATTATTGAAGATAAGAAGTATGGAGAAACAATTATTGATGTATTAGAGAGTAAGTTTTTTGATAATAACTCATTTAGATTTATTATGGAAAACACAAAAGAGTTGTATAAAAATTACAACAAAATCCCTGATTACAATACATTGGCACAGAAAATCATGGCTGAAGGTGGTAATAAAGATTCCTCTAAAATTCATGTAGATACATTAGAAGCGATTAAAAATAATGAATCTCAAATTGAGTATGTAAAAGACACTGCACTTAATTTCTGTAAACAACAAAACTTAAAAAGAGAGTTGAAAAGTGTACAGAGTATTATTGAAAGTGGTGAGTTTGAGGCATATAATAAAATTGAGGAGATCATCCAAAAAGCATTACAAGTTGGTATTTCCAATGATGAAGCAACGGATGTATTCCATGATATTGACGGGGCATTAGAAAAGGACTTTAGACACCCATTACCGACTGGTATTGTAGGTATTGATAACTTACTTAAGGGTGGGTTAGGGATTGGAGAATTGGGGGTTGTATTGGCACCAACAGGTACTGGTAAAACTACCTTACTTACTAAGTTCGCAAACACAGCATATAACTTAGGTTATAATGTAGTTCAAATTTTCTTCGAAGACAATCCAGGTAATATTAAAAGAAAACACTATACGATTTGGACTGAAATTGCTCCTGACTCACAACCTGAATTTAAGGAAGAAGTAAAAGCAAAAGTTGAAGAGGCACAAGCTAAATCTAAAGGTAGTTTAAAGTTATTAAAATTAGCAAGTGATAATGTTACAGTTTCTGAGATTAAAAATAAAATCAGAAAGATGAATTCTGATGGAAATAAAAAAGTAGATTTATTAGTTATAGATTACGTAGATTGTATCTCAACTGATAAATCAGCTAACGGTGAAGAATGGAAGGGTGAGGGTTCTATTATGAGGAGTTTAGAATCTATGACAGGAGAATTTGAAATGGCAATATGGACAGCAACACAAGGCAATCGTGAGTCAATTTCAAGTGAAGTGGTTACAGGAGATCAAATGGGTGGATCAATTAAGAAAGCACAAATTGCACATGTTATATTATCAATTGGTAAAACATTAGAACAAAAAGATCATAACTTGGCAACTCTTACATTATTAAAATCTCGTATTGGTCGAGATGGTGTTGTATTTCAAAACTGTAAATTTAATAATGAATTTCTTCTTATTGATACAGAATCACAAAACACATTATTAGGACACGAAGAACAAAAAGTTCAGATAAATGCTAACAGAGCTGCGGAAGCTTTTAAGAGAAGACAACAAGTTGCCGGAAAATAAACAAGATATAAAAATGAGTAAATTATTTACAGATAGAATTCCTTTTAAACCGTTCGAATATCCTGATTATTATAATGAAGGTTGGTTAAAACAAATGCAAGCATTTTGGTTACATACTGAAATACCAATGCAAGGAGATATAAAAGATTGGAATGAAAATTTAAACGAATCAGAAAAACATTTAGTTGGAAATATTCTTTTAGGATTCGCACAAACAGAATGTGCGGTATCTGACTATTGGACAGGTATGGTTACTAAATGGTTTCCAAAACATGAGATTAGACAGATGGCGATGGCGTTCGGTTCTCAAGAAACAATCCATTCAGTGGCTTATTCTTATCTAAATGAAACATTAGGATTAGATGACTTTGCAGGTTTTATGCATGATGAAGTGATGAAAGAAAGATTTGAATTACTAACAAATACAACGGCAGATTGGACACCAAAAGATTTACAAAAAAATCATAAGGCAAGAGTAGAAGTTGCTCGTTCACTTGCTATTTTTTCAGCATTTGCAGAAGGTGTGGCATTGTATTCATCATTCGCCGTATTATATTCTTTTCAAATGAGAAATTTATTGAAAGGTATCGGCCAGCAAATGAAGTGGAGTGTTAGAGATGAATCATTACATTCAAAGATGGGTTGCCAATTATTTAGACATATGTGTGAGGAGTTTCCTGAATTATTAGAAGAAGCAAAATCCGATATCTATAAAGCAGCGGAAATTATCAGAGATTTAGAACATAAATTTATTGATAAAATTTTTGAAATGGGTGATTTGGAAAATCTTAAAAAGAATGACTTAAAAGAATTCATTACAAAAAGAGTTAATGAAAAATTAGGAGAATTAGGATACAACCCAATTAAAGGTGGAGATGATTATTTCGAATTTAATGAAAAGAAAGCATCCGAATTAGATTGGTTTTATCATTTAACTGGCGGCGTTACACATACGGATTTCTTTGCCATGAGACCTACTGATTATAGTAAGGCAGGTGAAGGAGAAAATTGGGACGATATATTTTAAAAAAAAAACATTAAATAGATTATGAAATACTACGGAGAAGAACTCGGTTGGGAAATTGGTGTTGACTACCCTGAATGGGCAAACACAGAGATTTATGTTAAGACAATCTCAAAAGGTTATTTACAAGAAGGTGAAAAACCAAAAGATGCGTATTGGAGAGTTGCAACGGCGGTTGCTAAAAGATTAGGAAAACCAGCGTTAGCAACTAAGTTTTTTGATTACATTTGGAAAGGTTGGTTATGTTTGGCAACACCTGTATTATCAAATACAGGAACAGATAGAGGTTTACCAATCTCTTGTTTTGGTATTGATGTTGGTGATAGTATATTTGAAATTGGTAATAAAAATTTAGAGTTAATGTTACTTGCAAAACATGGTGGTGGGGTTGGTGTTGGTATTAATATGATTAGACCAGCAGGTGCAAAAATTACCGGTAACGGAACATCTGATGGAGTTGTACCATTTATTAAAATTTACGATTCAACAATACTTGCAACAAATCAAGGTTCAGTTCGTAGAGGTGCGGCTTCAGTTAATATTAAAATTGAACACAAAGACTTTGAAGATTTCTTAGAGGTAAGAGAACCAAAAGGAGATGTAAATCGTCAATCATTAAATCTACATCAGTGTGTTGTGGTTAGTGATAAGTTTATGAAAAAATTAGAAGAAGGTGATTCTGAGGCTCGTAGAAAATGGGGTAAATTATTACAAAAAAGAAAAGCAACTGGTGAACCATACATAATGTTTAAGGGTAATGTTAACAAACAAAATCCAGATATGTACAAAAAGAACGGATTGAAAGTTCACATGACTAATATTTGTTCTGAAATTGTTTTACATACAGATGAACAACATTCATTTGTTTGTTGTTTGAGTTCTTTGAACTTAGCAAAATATGATGAATGGAAAGATACCGATTTGGTATATACATCAACAATGTTTTTAGATGGAGTTTTGGAGGAATTTATCCAAAGAGCTAAAAATATGAGAGGATTTGAAAATGCAGTTCGATCTGCTGAAAGAGGAAGAGCACTTGGTTTAGGTGTTTTAGGTTGGCACACTTACTTACAACAAAAAGGTATTCCATTCGAAGGTTTACCTGCACAATTTGAAACTCGTAAAATATTCTCCCAAATTAAAATTGAATCTGAAAGAGCAAGTAGAGATATGGCTAAAGAACTTGGTGAACCATTATGGTGTAAAGATTTTGGTATGAGAAATACACACTTAAGAGCAGTGGCACCAACTGTATCAAATTCTAAACTAAGTGGTAATGTAAGTAGTGGTATTGAACCATGGGCTGCAAATGTTTTTACAGAACAAACATCAAAAGGAACATTTATTCGTAAAAATCCTGAATTGGAACGAGTACTTCGTAAAATTGGTAAGAATACAAAAGAAGTTTGGGATCAAATTTTAGCTGACGGAGGTTCAGTATTAGGTTTAGATTTTTTAGATGACTATTGTTTTATTGATACTAAAGTTGTTGAAGTAAAAGATGTAGAAGAATCAAATCAATATAAAATCGTACCTGTTAAAGATGTTTTTAAAACATTTAAAGAAATTAATCAATTAGATTTAGTAAAACAAGCGGGTATTAGACAACAATATATTGATCAGGCTGTATCTTTAAATTTAGCGTTTCCTGCAATAGCAGAACCAAAATGGATTAATCAAGTTCATTTGGAAGCATGGAAACAAGGTGTTAAGACACTATACTATATGAGAACTGAATCAGTATTAAGAGGTGATATAGCACAACAGGCGATGAATCCAGATTGTGTTAGCTGTGAGGCATAAATGGATATATTTATTAGAAAAATAAAATTATGTTAGAAGTAAAAAAGTTCTATGGTACGTGGTGCGGACCCTGTCGTATATTGACACCAATATTAAATGAGATAAAATCACAATTCAAAAATGTTTCATTTACAGAACACGATGTAGATGATGATTTTGATGAAGCTTCAAAATACGGTATAAGATCTGTTCCTACAGTAATTTT